CTGCGAATTGCGGAACGCAATTCGTGGGATGCCGGGAAGCGAGTTCGAGCCTCGTAGCCCGCTCCAAGATGAATGACCCTACCCAATTCGAACAAGTCGATGAGACTTAAGGATTAGGTAGGGTCATTTTATGTCCTGAAAGTCTTGGTATGACAGGGATTTCAGCGAGTGGCGCGCTGAAGCAAATATAAGACACGAAAATACAAACCGTCTCAAAACGTAGTAGAAAACGAGCAAATTAGGCGATTCGAACACGGATGTCTCATTTAACAGTTGCACAGCAGCTCTCTTCCATTTGGCATGGCGTCAGATTTTTCAATGTGCGATGAGGTCGTTTGGTATTGTAAAACTCAATATAGGAAGCTACACTGGCTTGAAATGCTCTATCGGAAGGATGATCTTTCCGGTAGAGTTCTTCTTTTTTCAACGATGCGAAGAATGATTCTGCGACCGCGTTATCATGCGGCTTGCCGGGCTGAGAAAAGGATTGCTTCGTATTGTATTTATGCAAAAGCTGTTGAAACCGGTGAGAGGTATATTGCGCTCCACGGTCGCTATGAAAAATAAGACCAGATGGGGGATGGCGTTCTTCATGCGCCATTTTAAATGTTGCTGTGAGAAGTTGGGTGCTGTTCTTTTTTGAAACCTTATGTGCGATCACTTTGCGTGAGAAAAGGTCGATGATAACACAAATATAAAAGTAGTGATCCCCAAGTTTAAAACAGGTGACATCGCTGACCCATCGTTGATTTGGCCGCTGAGCGTTAAATTGTTGCCGCAGGATATTTTTCTTTCGTTCCGGTTCACGCAGCTTTAGATATTCCTGCTTCACCGTCGTCCGAACGCTGCTTAAGCCCATTTCACGCATGAGTCGCGAAACATATTCCGCGCTGACCTGGTGTCCACGCTGAACGAGAATTATCTTTGACATACGGACCTGTTGATATGGGCGCATCTATTTGAATGAGCGATTAACAATAGGACTTAGTGTTTGAGGAGGGCTGTGATGAAATTTCATGCGGTATTGCTTTATATCAACGATCATTTTCCTGATATTTCGATATTTAGAAATCTCCAAGAGGTTGGGCGAGGATTGTATCCTAAAGGTGCTTACTTATATAGTGTCGAACAGGAGTTCATTACTGACCGTTTTTATTGGATGTATTTTCAATATGATAACGCAAAATGAAGCCGCTTCCGCCTTCGGCCTGAAGCAGTTGAATGTTTATTTGAAAGGAGAACCCGAAAAATGATCAAATGTGAAAATGCTTGCCCCCGTGGAAAATTTGATGGGTGTTGCCACAAATGCCCGGATTTCCACACTTGTCCTGATTCCTGTCAGGAAAACCCGAACGCCTGTGGTTCGGCCACCTTCGATGAAGAAACGGCCCTTCAGGAGTTCAAGAACACCCAGCTTGCCACCCTGAACGCCATTGCTTCCCTGACCGCCCACAAGAAGGCCATTGAGGATCAGGAAAAGGAAATGAAGGCCAAGCTGTATGAAGCAATGGTGAAGTTCGGCGTGGATAAGTTTGAATCCGATGTTCTGAACCTTACCCTTGTGAAGCCCACCAATGCCACCAGCATTGATTCCGCCAAGCTGAAGAAGAAATACCCGGACATTGCTTCCGAGTGTTCCAAGACCACCGCCAAGGCCGGTTATGTGAAGATCACCCTGAAGGGCGGTGGGCAGTAATGGAAGGTTTGACCCCGAAAGAAGCTGACGCTTGGGCGAGTGAAATGACCCGTATTGTTGGTGGCACCATTCATGAACTGATTGCGGCGGCTGATAAACACAATATTGACCGTGATTCCGCTGTTCAGTATTATTCCGACCTGTTTTCGGCTATGGCAAGTGTGGCAACCTTTGAACATTATGAAATGGACGGTAGGGCCGATGGCAAGGGATGAAGTGTGGGATGCCCTGAAAAATCATGCCAAACAGGTTCATTCAGAACGGGTTGCAAAGAACCCCGACCGGATCGCCTATGCCATTCAGCAGTTTGAAGCCCACGGCATTGAATACCAACTGAAGAATGAGCAAACCGGACATTTCCATTGTTGGCGGAAGTCTGATGATAAACTGTTCCAATTCTACGCTGGAACGGGTAAAATTCAGGGCTTCACCCAAGTCAGAGGTATTCACAGCCTGATTCAGATGTTGGAGGGGTGAGCCGATGGCCGGTGAAAAAAACTTTGAAAATCGCCTGAAGGAATGGCTGGAAGCTGAAGGGATATATCCCTTGGGTGAACCTGTTGACCGCATGAGCGCCCCGCCCTGTGGCTTCTATGAAAAGCGTTGGGGTGGAAGCCGGTATGTGAAAAGCGGCCTTCCCGATATGCGGATCACCGTGAAGGGCATTGCCCTTGAAGTGGAGCTGAAGGCCACCGATGGAACCCCATCTGTGCTTCAGAAGCGTAACTTGGCCCAAATCAACGGTTCACAGGGGTTCGGGTTCATCCTTTACCCGGAAGGCTTTGAAGCCTTCAAGACTATTGTGAAAGGGGTGAAACAATGCGAGTTTCCCACAGCCGGGTTGAAGTCTTTGATAGATGCCCATACAAATACCGCTTGCGATATGTGGAAGGGATAGACACGATCCCGAACACGGATGCAGACAACGCCCTGATCCTTGGCACCGCCCTTCACACCGGCATTGAAGAAGGGGTTGAACAAGCCCTTGACTTCTACAAGAACAGCTTCCCGGTTCTGACGGATGATCACATTCATGAAATGATGAAGCTGGAAGCCATGATCCCCAAGGCAAAGGCCATGTTGCCACCGGGCGGAACCTTTGAATTGTCTATTGGGAACGCTGATTTCATCGGCTTCATGGATTATCTGGTTCCCGTGGGGAAGGGCCTGAAGCTGGATGGGCTGATCACCGGTGAAGATTTGGATGAATTTGAAGCGTTTGATTTGTACGATTTCAAGTATTCCAACAACGCCAAGAACTACGCCGTTTCCGGTCAGCTTCACGAATACAAGTATTGGTATGAACTGACCCATCCGGGCCACCGGATCAGGAATATGTATTTCCTGATTGTTCCCAAGGCAAAGATCAGGCAGAAAAGCACTGAAACCCTTTCCCAATTCCGTGACCGCTTGCAAGCGGCCTTGAAAGATGCTGAACCAACGCTGATGCCGGTTCAGTACAACCCCATGAAGATTGTGGACTTCCTGACCGATGTGAAGCACATGGTTGAAGCCACAGACTTTCCCAAGAACCCAAACCATTTTTGCGGATGGTGTGAGTATGAAGAATATTGTCAGAAAGGATGGGATTATATGTTACTTCCCAAGAATGAACGCCGTGACCTGAACGCCACCAAGAAGAAGGTTGTGTGGCTTTACGGCGCACCCTTCAGCGGCAAAACCTTCTTTGCCAATCAGTTCCCCGATCCTCTGATGTTGAACACGGATGGCAACATCAAGTTTGTGGATGCCCCCTATATCGCCATTCGTGACACCGTTACGGTGGAAGGCCGTATCACCAAGCGCCGTTTGGCCTATGAAGTGTTCACGGATGCCGTTACCGAACTGGAAAAGAAACAGAACGATTTCCGAACCATCGTGGTTGACCTTCTGGAAGATGTTTATGAATCGTGCCGGGTTTACATCTGTGACCGTCAGGGCTGGAAGCATGAATCTGATGATTCCTTCCGTGCGTGGGATATGGTCAGAAGCGAGTTCCTGAACACCCTGAAGCGGCTTGTGAATCTGGACTATGAAAACATCATCCTGATCAGCCATGAGGACAGAAGCCGTGACCTGACCCGCAAGGGCGGGGATAAGATCAGTTCCATCAAGCCGAACCTTCAGGATAAGGTGGCAAACAAGGTGGCCGGTATGGTTGATCTGGTGGCCCGTATCGTGGCGGACGATGATGAACGGGTGCTGTCTTTCAAGACTTCTGAAGTGATCTTCGGCGGTGGCCGTTTGACTGTCCGTGATAAGGAAATCCCGCTGACCTATGACGCTTTCTGTGAAGTCTACGAGGAAGCCAACCAGAAGGCCGCAGGAGCCGTGAAGCGTGGCGGCAATACCCCGGCTACCCCCGCACCTGAAACCACCGACACGCCCACCATAGCACCCAGCAGAAGGGGCAGAAAGGCCAAGACTGAAACCCCGCCCCCGGCTGATAACTATGATCCGGCTGAAGATGCGGCAAAGGCGGCTTGTGGTGATCCTGATGGAACTTGGACACCGGGCGGCGGTGAAAAGGATGATTCTGTTCCTGTTGCTGAACCGGCCACCGGTGACACCCCGCCTTGGAACGATCTTCCCAAATGCCCGGA